AATAATAATGTAAATTTTGATGTTGTATTTAAGGGTTTATTCCCTGTAGATTTATCTACACTTGCATTTGATGTAACTAGAAGTGATAATGATTACTTTACTGCTACAGCAACATTCAAGTATACACTTTACGAAATCAGAAATGTAAACTCGCAAACAAGAAGATGATTGAATTTGAGCACCAGTGGGGTGGTCAAGATACTTGGTATACAAAATCAAAACGATGGGCAAACAAACAAAAGTTTCCCATCAGTCACCTCGCTTTAGGTTTTATTGAATGGTTGTATAAACATTGGGTAGATGGTAAAGTGGAGTTGGAGATGGACTCCGTTGACCGTCAAGCAGAGGAAATTAAGAAACAATGGCAAGAAAATGAGCAACGACCAACAGTGGAAGAGGGACCTTCTAGCGTGCCCGACCTTCCAACTCTCAGAATTAGAAATCCAGTTGTTGAGGGAGGGACCGAAGAGTCTAGCACAAGCGTGGCATCTTCAAGCAATACGGTACAGATACCTGACCCATGGGATTACTCGGGGGACTGGAACGACGCACAAATAGGATTTTATAATGAATTTAGAAACACTACAAGAAATGTGGAAGACTGATTCCGTATTGGATGATGACCTTCATGATAATGACTCTTTGAAAATTCCTCAACTTCACATGAAGTACATGGAATATCACAATACTTTTTCTCTCATGAAACGAGAAAGGGAGATTGAAATGAAGAAACTCATTAAAGACAAATGGTTGTATTACAAAGGTAAAGCACCAGCGGCAGTATACAAAGAGATGCCGTTTGACTTGAAACTTACAACCAAAGAGGAAATCTCAATGTTTATTGAAGCGGACGAAGAGATTGGAAAACTTCAATACAAAATAGGATACATAGAACAGGTTCTCTTCTTCCTTGATGGAGTATTGCGGCAGATTAATAGTCGTACCTATCACATCAAGAACGCAATTGAATGGAAGAGGTTTCAGAATGGATTCTAATGAACTACGGTCTGTATTTTAAACAAGTTTCTTTTAATCGCCAGTCGATGCAGGTAGTCAATACTGCATTGGCTGGCAATAATTATAAATGGGAGGATGGTAAATTATTCGACCAAGATAAAAAAGAAGCAAAGAGAAAAAGTAAAATTGCTTGGGTTAGAGATGAGCAATTATATTTGCTTCTTCTAAGAATGGTTAAACAAATAAATCGAGACGCGCATTGGAATTTTAAAATTGGTGGAATAGAACCTGTTCAATATGGTGTTTATGATGTTGGAGGAACTTATTCATGGCACGTAGACCAACATCCAAGACCAGTTCAGGGCAACGTAAGAAAAATTAGTATGTCACTCTTCCTCAATGATGACTACGAAGGAGGCGAGTTTGATTTGGAACTATATAGTCCAGCAGAAGAAAAAAGGTACAGAACTTTCAAGTTACCTGCTGGGTCTGCTATTTTCTTTCAAGCGGATCAGTGGCATCGAGTTCGCCCTGTCACATCTGGAGTAAGAAAATCACTTGTCGCATGGTTCTATGGTCCCCCATATGTCTGATTTGATTATCCGCAAAAAGAATGAAGTTTATCTAAAGGTTGAGGCAGAACCTCACATTAACTACGAACTCGCAGACTTCTTTTGTTTTGAAGTTGAGTCTGCGAAGTATATGCAGAAACAACGTCGTTGGAAAGGTTGGGATGGAAAAATCCGCCTTTATTCCCCAGCGACGGGAGAGATTTATTGCGGTCTCTTAGACTATCTCTTGGACTGGGCGGATGAAAAGAAGTACACTTACAGAATGGAAACATGTAAGTTCTTCGGACACCCATTAGACCAGAATGATTTTATTACTCCTCAGGGTGTTGCATCTTTCGTAAAATCTCTTCATCTACCTTATCCCGTTCGGGATTATCAGTATAAAGCGATATACGAGGCACTAAAATATAACAGACGACTCTTATTGTCACCAACAGCTTCTGGAAAGAGTCTGATGATTTATGCATTAGTCCGCTTCCATGTAAACGCTGACAGGAATGTCCTCATAGTAGTTCCTACCACCAGTTTGGTGGAGCAGATGTACAAGGACTTTGAGGAATACGGATGGATGTGTTCCGAAAACTGCCACAAAATATATGCGGGGCAGGAAAAATACACGAAACATCAGGTGGTAATTACCACTTGGCAATCTATCTACAAGGAACCGCGTAAGTGGTTTGACAGGTTCGATGTCGTGATTGGTGACGAGGCACACCTTTTCAAAGCTAAATCTCTGACTTCGCTGATGAGTAAGTTGCATGAGTGTAAGTACAGGATTGGATTTACAGGTACGCTTGATGGTGCAAATGTTAACCAGTTAGTTCTAGAAGGTGTTTTTGGTAGATGCTCACAGGTTACCAAAACTGCTGCATTAATGCAAGCAGGTCATGTTGCCAAACTCAAAGTAAAGATTGTTCTTATCAAGCATGAGGAAAAACTTTTTGAAGGGTATCAAGATGAAATCGGATACCTTGTAGAGCATGAAGGCAGAAATAAATTTATCCGCAATCTTGCGTGTGATTTGAAAGGAAACACCCTGGTACTATTTAACTACGTAGAGCGTCATGGAGTCCCTCTTTATGAGATGATAAATAGTTATACCGACCGACCAGTACATTTTGTACACGGTGGAGTAGATGTTGATGACCGTGAAGACATCAGATTGTTAACCGAACAGTCTGACAATGCAATCATTGTTGCCTCTTATGGCACTTTCTCTACAGGCATTAACATTAAAAATTTACACAACGTTATTTTTGCTTCTCCTTCTAAGTCTAGAGTGAGGAACCTTCAATCAATAGGTCGTGTTCTAAGGAAAGGTCAAAATAAATCACAAGCAACATTATATGATATTGCAGACGATATCTCCACTGATAGAGGTAATAACTACACCCTCAATCATTTGATGGAAAGAGTCAAGGTATATAACGAAGAAAAATTTAATTATGAAATCATAGATGTTAAAGTAAAAGCTTATGATTAACTACGCAAAACATGATGAAGACTTTTATGGGGTCATCAAACTCACTAATGGTGAGGAGATACTCGCTAAAACAGTTTTAACAGAAGATGAAGGAGAAACTCTTGTTTTCATTTCTTCTCCTGTATTGATTCAACACGTCATGAAAGATCTTCCTGATGGAAAGACCATAAAGGCAATGGGATTTGCTACTTGGATGCAGATGTCTGACGAAGAGTTTTTTATCCTCCGTGAAAAGGACATTATTACAATTGCATCAATGAGTAAAGAAGTTATCTTTATGTACGAAACGTTTATAAACAACGGAGAAGAATTTGACCCCGATAAATTTGAATCGCAAGAACTAAAGGATTCCAATCTTCATGTTGAACCAGATTCAAAGATGGGATATCTAGGTAAGGTTGAAGAAGCTAGAAAGTTATTTGAAGAACTTTATAAAAGCTCTAATAACTCTTGAACCCTGACATGGTTATTCTACTTAGAATTTAGATATCTGTCAATAGTTTGTTGTCTTGTCAGATTAATAATTTTATGTTACAATAAAAACAATAAAAGGATATCTTATATGAAAGCAGTTAAAAAGCAAAAACAACATTACGTTGATAACCAGGAATTCTTGGCAGAAATTACCAAGTACCAAAGAAAGGTTAGAAATGCTGCTGTCAAAGAACATCCAGAAGTTCAAGACTTCAATGAGCAGCAATATAGAGAGTTTTTAAAAAGTTGGAAAAGTTCAAATAGACCTAGAGTAGGAAATTATCTAGGAAGTTGCTTCTTGAAAATTGCAACTCACCTTTCATACCGTCCTAACTTTATTAATTACATGTATAAAGATGACATGGTTTGTGACGGTATTGAAAATTGTATTCAGTACATTGATAATTTCAATCCAGAAAAGTCTAACAATCCTTTTGCTTATTTTACCCAGATTGTTTACTATGCATTCTTAAGAAGAATTGCAAAGGAAAAAAAGCAATTGGAAATCAAAGATAAAATTCTTGAGAAGTCTGGATATGACCATGTGTTCTCTATTGATGGAGACAGTCATGCAGACTACAATCAAATTAAATCTCGCGTTGAGTTGAATACAAAACGATGACAGAACAAGAAAGGAAAATCTTGGCTCAAATGCAACTTGCCAATGTCACCAAACTCCTTGATGGCAAGTTGCAGCACTTGACATGCAGCGACTATAGTGGTAAAGTGAAACGCAAATATGTGATTGAGTATGAAGATCCTTCTGATAACTGACCAGCACTTCGGTGTTCGGAATGACAATCAGCATTTTATCAATCACTATAAGAAGTTTTACAACGAGATAGTTGTACCTTTCATCAAGGC